CCCGCCGGATCATGCGTCTTCTTACCCTCTTTTTCCTTGACTGAATATCCTGTGGATCTGAATTTGCATCCACGGGCTTCGTTGGATACGGTATTATTGTCACCGTTTCATTCCTCAAATCATAAAGTCTTAAATATTTCATACGACCTCCTCAAACTTAATCTTCATCTGACCATTCGTTTCCACTTTCAGAAACTTCGAGATCTTTGTCACCTTTTCTCTCTCTCTTTCTCTTTCCTCCCTGCAGTCGCATCTTTCCCCCGGATCAAGATGACAGCCACAGTCAGGGCAAATGTACCCGTACATTTTTCTTCATTCACCTCCTCAGTTGATCATGCAGTATTCATCGAAATATTTCTTAGGAATGCGTCCTGCCGGATACGCTTTTGTAAGCTTCCCTGCGTCAATACACTCCTTTCTCATTGTTCGGATTACGTCATATGCTTTGGATTTACTTATCCCAAGCAGCGCCATTATGTCGCTTGCCATATAGTAAGATCTGTCCTCCGCCGTTATTTCTTTCAAAACTCCACTTGGCATGCGGGCACCTCCTTTATTCCAGATTTTTCTCTGCCCATATTTTTAAGCTTTGCGTGATCCTGCTCACCTCATCCAATGTCTTGATGATTTCGTTGAGATCACCTTTTTCGTTCTCCGTTATCACTCCGTCCTCCGTAATGTCCAAGAGCAATTCTTTAGCTGCTGAAATCTTCCGGAAAGAAGACAGTGCCTTAATGCTTATCCTGTCCAGGGCCTCCAGCTTAACGTCCGGAAAGTCCTTTCCAAGAGGGCACATATTTTTGCAGTAATACGACTTTAATTCCGGCGCATTGTATATATCAGCCATCATCAGCACTTCGTCCGGAAACGGATTTTTACTGCCAAGCTCAATCCTGGCCAACCTGCTCCGGTCAATTCCGAGCTCTTCTGATGCCCCCTCTCTACTAAAAAGGCGGTCATTGAACGTCGCAGCCTGATAACGTGCTTCTGCGAAGACATTCCCTGCGGCTTTCGTAACATGTTTTCCCATTTATCTATCCTCCTTCATCAGCTAAAATATAATCAAACGATGTTTTCCGTGTAAGGCACCGTAATGTTACGATCTTTGCTGATTATCTTTGCAATCTCTGGCGCGTATACACGCCCATTTACCACTCCGGAAACGTAATTTCTGCTCAGACCTACGCGCTCCGCAAGTTCAGTAACGTTCAGATCATCATCAATCATTGACTTTTTGACCTCTTTACACCATGTCGGCAAAGTTCGTTTCACAATTTCACCTCCCGTTGTCCTTGTAAACATTTGTTGTTTACATTTGTTTAATCATGCTTTAGAATAACGGTATACGTTAATAAGCACAGAAAGGAGTAGCTGCTATGAATAATCAGACCTCATCGTGGTCGGAACAACTGCAGCGTATCGGATTATCAGAGTTTACAGATGCCAACCGTGAAATCCTGACCGATATTGAAGCAAGCGGTGTTCCATTAAATACTGCTTCGATTTTTCAAGCTTCTGCTGAAGCTGTCATCAGGGCCGTTTCTGTTATGATCGAAGAAAATAACAAGGCTCTTCTGGCCGAAGCCGATCAGTAACTATTCATTTTGCATTACACCTTGAGTGATGCCATCACTCTTTTTTTGAAAAGTGTTTTAAACATTTGGTTATTACAGTTTTAATAATAATCCCCATTTGTGAGTTTGTCAATACTTTTTGCTCACATTTTGGGATTCGAAAGGAGATTTATGATTATCCAGCGGATTTTAGCACTATTAGAGGAAAAGTCTCTAAAAGCAGCGGATTTGTGCAGGGCATTGGGTATAAGCACCAGCACTATGACTAACTGGAAAAATCGGGGGACTGATCCTCCGGCTAAAATGATAATCCCAATTTGTGAGTTTTTGGGCGTTTCTTGTGAATATTTACTTTCCGGGAACGAAAAATCTTCTTTGACAGTAGAAGATGCTGAATGGCTTTCTCTAATCCATAAGCTTCCCCGTGATGCTCAATTAGAATTTAAAGGGGAATTAAGAGGATATCTGAAACGATTAAGTCGTGAATATGAAGGGGAATTAAAAGAAGCAAAATAATCCCCTTCGAGTGGTACCGAAGGGGTAGAAAGGAATGAGATTATTATGAGTATGATAAAATGCCCGGAGTGCGGAAAAGAAATTTCCGATTCCGCTAAAGTTTGTCCAAGCTGCGGTTTTCAAATTAAAAAGAAAAAGCCTGTGTGGCTGATTATCATTGCCAGCATATGCGGAGTGATTGCTGTCCTCGTGCTGATCAGTGCCATAATGGATTTTACTAAAGCCACGACTCCCAACCCAAGCGCCGAATCAGATGCTTCACAAAAGAGCGCTGAAAATGTAGCGGAAACGACTGGTCCGGCTTTTGATTTTAAGCAGAACACAGACGAAGAACTGCAGTCATTCCCGGATATTGACGGCTTCACAAGTATAGCTGATACCGATTTCAAGGAAATCATGATAAGTATTGGCGTATCAGATATAAGCGAAGCCATTGTCGGGAACTACAAAGAAAATTCTGGAGTGTATTCCATCGACGCACTTTGCACAGTAGATGATGATCGTCAGCTTTTTGTTTCCTATAATTATTTAGGAATTGTAAGCAGCCCCAAGTGGGAAATCATCTCTGTAGCAGATTATGACTCTGGACAATATTATTATGTGCAGGGAGACTTAAAGGACGCTTATGACATATATGATTACAAAACCGGGGAATTGATATCAAAAGCTACTAAAACCCCGGAGCAGATCACAGAAGAATCAAAAGAGATTCTAGGCATGGACTAAGATCCGGGTGTATTGTATGAGTAATATTGGAGAGAAAATAAAAAGCCTTCGTTCAGATATCGGCGTCACTCAGTTGCAGCTCGGTGAATATGCCGGATGTTCTGGTCAGGTAATATCTAATATAGAAAGAGGCTACACAAACCCATCAGCCCAGGTTTTAATTAAGATAGCAGAATTTTTCCATGTTCCTTCAGATTACTTACTGGGAAAATCTAAATCGCAATGGATAGCTCTGGATCCAGAGACGATGAAGCCTTACATCGACGTCAGAATCTCCGAACTTTTGGCGCAGGGCGGCTTATCGCCCGAACAACTTTCCGAAACCGCAGACATTCCGCAGGAAGAACTATCTGGAATTCTGGCCGGATCCGTCACTCCGAATATCGATATATTGGCCAAGATCGCAAAGGCGTTAAATACATCGATGGATTTCCTGATCGGCTCCGTACCTTATTCAGAAATGATATCCTCCGAAGAAGAGGAAGATATCATACGTTATTATAGAGGGATGTCGAAAAGAGGAAAGCGGCTGTTCATGGGCGCTTTAGAAAATTTAAAAGACAAATAAGATCTCATCGGTATAATGTACTTAACCGGGGAACCGTTGAGGTGCTATGCAGCCGCCGGACGAAAGGAAGGAGGCTGGTGCTTATGGTTACATACAGTGACTTGTTTACTTTTGTCATCATGCTTTGTGCCGTAATTACCCTTGTCGTAACGATAATGAAGCACAAAAAATAGCGCCCCTGCTCTGGTAAAGTAAGGCGCTATTTTTATAGAACTTATTTTCCCGGCGGTCAGGTGTACACTGACCAACGGTTCCCTTGTTAAGTACATTATATCCATTTGGGGGCTGTTTGTCAAATCTTATGTGACAAGGAGATTGATTATGCCCGCATACAAATATCAGACAGCGGACGGGAAGACGCATTGGTATGCAAATTTTTACTACACCGACTGGCTCGGCGAGAAAAAACATAAGTGCAAAAGGGGCTTCGACACCAAAGGCGCAGCCAGAGAATACGAACAGAGCTTTCTGGACCGATTTTCCAAGGAGCCCACAATACTGTTCTCCTCTCTTGCCAAAAACTATCTCGAGGATATGGATAGCCGTTTGAAACTCACCACTCTCAAAAGCAAGAGATACATCATAGAGTCAAAGCTGATTCCTTTCTTTGGAGCTATGCAGATATGCGACATAGATGCAGATCTGGTCCGGCGCTGGCAAAATTCGCTCATAGATTACAGAGACGAAGACGGCAAACCCTATGCCGAAACATATCTGCATTCAATCAATTCGCAGCTCTCGTCTATATTTAATTATGCAGTAAAATACTATCGTCTAAGGATAAATCCCTGTTATGTAGCCGGGAGCATCGGGGAGAGCCGCGCATCGGAAATGAATTTCTGGACGCAGGATCAGTTCGAGCACGCCCTGCAGTTTGAACAAAAGCCGGCGTATCGTATCGCCTTTAAGATACTCTTCTATACCGGCGTAAGAGAGGGGGAGGTGCTGGCCATCACCCCGGAAGATGTGCCGCGGGAAGATCCTGTCATCGACATCAATAAGAACTATGCCGTTGTAGATGGTGTAGAATATTTTCTGATGCCAAAGACAAAGCGGAGCATCCGAAGGGTTACCGTTCCCGGAACACTCCACAAAGAAGTTCTCGACTTTATTGACAGTATGCAGCTTAATCCGGATGAACGGATCTTCTATTTTAAGAAGGGTGGACTGTACAGCGAGTTCAAGCGGATGATCAAGCGATCAGGAGATGTAGATATCCGGGTTCACGATTTAAGGCACAGCCACGTTGCGATGCTCATTAACATGGGGAAACCAATCGAGGAGATCTCCCGTCGGCTCGGCCATGAGTCCATCAAAACAACGTGGGATACCTATTCCCACCTTTATCCCGGATCAGACAAAGAACTGGCAAAGGATATTGAGCTGCTAATGCAGAAAGAGGAAGAGGATAGAGAAGACGAATTCTTTATACCAGAGGCGCAGCATGCCACCCCTGTTCCTGGATCCCCATTGGGATCTGTAAGCATGGGAATACTGGCTGCGGCTGAAGCGCACGGAAATGAACATATCCGAAAAAATAATCGGTCCATCTTTAAGAAATACGGTGTTGATATAGCAAGGGACTCGATCTATGGATATAAGCTCGAAACATACCTTGACTGGATCGCTTTCGGAGACACGATTGTCAAGATTATATCCACATTTAAGCCAGCGGAAGATCTTCGTGATTTTCTTCTGGCCATGTTCTCAGATGCTATTTCATCATGCGAGCTTCAGAATGGCAGCCTGAAAGATCTTGATGTTTTTATCGTCAAAACCACCATTCCGAAGTACGAAAGAATATACGGAATATCTGGAAAATAGAAGTTTTAACATCACGTTAACATCACGGAGGCATAAAAAATCCCGGGAGCCCAGTATTTACAAGGCTTCTCGGGATTTGCTAATTATTCAAACTCTATTGTTCCCGGTGGTTTTCCCGTCAGATCATACACTACGCGATTCACATGATTTACTTCATTGACAATTCTGCTTGTTACCTTATGCAGTACTTCCCATGGGATCTCTGCTGACTCTGCTGTCATAAAGTCAATCGTATTGACTGCGCGAAGTGCAACTGCGTAATCATAGGTTCTTTCATCCCCCATAACTCCAACGCTTCTCATGTTTGTCAATGCAGCAAAATACTGTCCGACTGTCTTGTTCATGCCTGCTGCGTCCATCTCTTCACGGTAAATAGCATCTGCATCCTGAACGATTTTTACTTTTTCTTCTGTTACTTCTCCGATAATACGGATTCCAAGTCCCGGTCCCGGGAACGGCTGTCTGAACACCAGACGCTCCGGAAGTCCGAGTTCCAGACCTGCTTTTCTTACTTCATCCTTGAACAAATCACGAAGCGGCTCAATAATTTCTTTGAAATCTACGTAATCCGGGAGTCCTCCTACGTTATGGTGAGACTTAATCACTGCGGATTCACCGCCGAGACCACTTTCTACTACGTCCGGATAAATGGTTCCCTGTACCAGGAAATCAACCGTTCCAATCTTTTTCGCTTCTTCCTCGAATACACGGATGAATTCTTCTCCGATGATTTTTCTCTTCTGCTCCGGCTCTGTCACTCCTGCAAGTTTCTCATAAAATCTCTGCTGTGCGTTCACCCGGATAAAGTTCAGGTCATAGTCACCTTCCGGTCCGAAGATTGCTTCTACCTCATCTCCCTCGTTTTTACGAAGAAGTCCATGGTCTACGAATACACAGGTAAGCTGGTTTCCGATTGCCTTGGAAAGCATAACTGCTGCCACGGAAGAATCCACACCGCCGGAAAGTGCACACAATACTTTTCCGTCGCCTACTTTTGCACGAATCTCTTTGATTGAGTTTTCTACAAACTCATCCATCTTCCAGTCGCCGGCACATCCGCACACATTTCTCACGAAATTGCTGAGCATCTCTTTTCCCTGTACTGTATGAAGTACTTCCGGATGGAACTGGATCGCATACAGCTGTTTTTCTGCATTCTCTGCGGCTGCTACCGGACAGTCTGCCGTATGTGCTGTAATCTCAAATCCCGGTGCAATCTGCGCAATATAATCAAAATGACTCATCCAGCAGATTGTAGATGCTGACACGCCTTCAAATACTTTTGAAGAGGCTTTATCGATCAACACCTCAGTTTTTCCATATTCTCTGACATCTGCACGTTTTACTTCACCACCAAGTACATGCATCATCAGCTGGGCTCCATAACACAGTCCCAATACCGGGATTCCAAGTTCAAACAATTCTTTTGTATAGGTCGGGGAGTCTGCCTCATAGCAACTGTTCGGACCACCTGTCAGAATGATTCCTTTTGGATTCATATCCTTGATCTTCTGAAGGTCTGTTTTGTAAGAATAAATCTCACAATATACATTGCATTCTCGAACGCGTCTTGCAACCAGCTGATTGTACTGCCCGCCAAAATCGAGTACGATTACTAATTCGTTTTTCACAAATGTTTCCTCCTAATGTTTATCCTAGTATTTTTATTATAATGTAGCACTTCTGAATTTACAAGTTTCTTTTCTTGTAGTTTCACCAGTTTTACTTCCAAATACTCTAATTCTAATCTGTCTGATCAAAGGATATAGCTGTCTGCATTGATCACTTTCGCAAAGAGCAGATCCTGAATTCCGATATTCTTACCAGGCAGCTCTTCTCCATCAGCTTCTCCAATTTGTGCTACATTTTGCGAAATGGCTGCAATCACACTTTTCTGTTCTTCATTACACAATACCTGTGCGCAGTTTTGAATCCTGAGGTAATTTAATATCAACTCCGGCGTTACATCTTGTGCAATCTTTACAGTAGCTATATTTCTTACAAGAACTTGATCTGAAGAATTTTCAAGCAATATTTTATCTATGCTAATATTAGGCTTATTTTCAATGATTCTGCCCTCCCATTCAAATTCAAGTCTCTGATAGTCCACATTTAACTTTTTAAATGACGCTTCTTGATTTTTCATCAAAACTACCGTTTCCTTTACCATGAGTTTTGAAATCCAATCATCTAATGTATCTAATTTGACATCTTCCGGTACTTTTAGATTTCCGTACACATAGATGCTGTCTCCCTCTTTCTTCAGTAATTCTTCATTTAAAACTGCATCTCCATAATGAAGTGCCATTCCTGCAGGGATGACTACAAAATTCACTTTTTCATCAAATAGCTCAATACACGATTCCACCATTTCTTCCGGAATGATCAACTGTTCTGTAACAAACCGGACATTTTTTTCGACTAGCTTTTGCAGATCTACCGATTTATCCTGAATAATTACTTTGTCTTTTACATAATATTTGTTGCCTTCTTTTGCTCTCAAAGAGAAATATTTATCTACAATGAATGTGTCATTTAATATCATACAGTCATCCGGATAGATCGAAACGGAATTACTTGCGGATAATTTTGTCAGATAACCCGAAATACTTTCCGCGCATCGAACAGAACCGTTCACATGAATTTTCTCATATTTCTCTAAAATTTCTTTTGTACCTGAATGTATATTGAGGGCTCCATTTACGATTAACAATGTATGTTCCTGAACAACCATAGAATCTGTTATTTCATACGATCCATTGATTACTTTTAACTCTGTCTCAACATCATCTGCAATTTCTATTGTATAATCTTGATTTATCGTGACAGGAAGACGATTTAAAATACTTTTACCGGAAGTACTGACGATAACAATATCTGCATTGATTATCATGTTTTTATAGTTGTTGTAATCTTCTTCTTTCATTTTTCTGGCATCACAGATATCACAATTTAATACATAGTTTTTCTTATCAAACATATTTGTTCCCTCCTAAAATTCTTTTTAAATGTTGACGTGCAGAAGAAAGTTTGGATCGGACCGTTCCTGGTGAAAGTAAAAGGATATCTCCAATTTGTTTGGAATTATACCCTTCCAGGTAACGTAACGAAAAAATTACTCCTTCCAGATCCGGTAAAGTTTCCAGCAGCTTCTCCCATTCTAATCGAACCAGTTCTTCAGAATCTATTTGTAGCTGCGAAAACTCATCCGAGATGATTTCCTTCTTGCCATGTCTGAGCCGATCTACATATAAATTTTTAACAGTTCTATATAACCATGAGCGACTTTGCTGTTCTTTCAGTGTGGATAAGGTATCCTCATGAAGCATTGCGCGCAAGAAAGCTTCATGCACCAGTTCCTCCGCGGTATACAGGTTTCCTGTCATATTATGGCACCAATTGATCAATTCCTCATAATATTTCTTATACAGTTCCTCTATCATACCTTGCGATCCTTTCTTTTGCCTTTCACTTATAAGACGGATAACCGGACAAAAGTGTTGAAAAATATTTCTCTATCCTCATTTCCTCTATTTTCTATTTCTTTGTATACTGAAAAGGCCAATGCACTTTCGTACATCGGCCTTTGGAATTCTCTCCCTTAGGTTTGCTTAGTTTGGGGAATTTGGAGTCAGATTTTCATCCAACATCATATTTAGGAGGGCTGCCGTTAGGCAGCGTAACGGGAGATTTCCTTTTTCAGTTCTTCGCAATGATCACCGTAAACCTGCAGTGATATCACGTTGTTCAGCCCGAGATTCATGATTCCTAAAATAGATTTTGCATCTACCACAAATCTTCCTCTCTTCATATCCATATCATATGGATACTTTGCCACTGTATTTACAAAATTTAGAATTTCCTCGGGGTTTTTAAAGCTAACTAACATTTCACTCATCATGAATACTCCTCTTCTATCTATACTGATGTCTTCCTATGATGCCTTCCATGTTTTACCCTTACGAGGTTATCACATTCTTTCAAAAGAAACAGGGTGAAATATCTTAAAAAGGGAGATTTTTTTAATGAACCGATTTCCTGAAGTCATTTGGAAGCATCCCAACTTCCTCTTTAAATACCTTACTCATATATTTCGGATCTGAATATCCGGCAAGCTCCGCAATCTGATTCAGTTTCAAATGTGTATTTAAAAGCAGTTCCTTTACCTTCTCTATCCTGTATTTGCGGATCGTCTCGGTAAAAGTACTTCCGGTTTCTTTTTTAAACTGTGCGCTTAAATATTCTTCCGATACATAAAGCTTATTCGCAATCTCCTCCAGCGTAATCCCCTGATCATAATATTTGCGGATCAGCTTTTTCGCCTGTTTTACCAGAACACTTGTCTCCCCGCCTTCCTCTTCCGTCTCAAACTCAAACAAACCGAAAAAGGCTTTCAATGCAGCTTCCAGCTGGTTCCAGCTCACTGCTACTGTAATTTCCTGCAGGATATTCTGCACTTCCAGATCCAGTTCAACCGAAGCTTTTGCCTTATAGATTCCGAATACAGCTAAGCTCAAATGAATGATCGCCTGTTTGATATCTGCCGGTGTATGAAACTCTTCCTGATAGCAGTTCGCCAGTTTCCAGAAACATTTTTTTAATTCCTCTTTGTTCTCCTGTAAAACCGCCTGTTTTGCCTTTTCTTCCAATTCCACAGGATATTTTAACGGTACCGGATGCTGCTGCTCGATCAACTCGTTGGTGATCAGTGTTCCTTTCGGAAACATCAGATTCCATTCTCTCTGTACACGGATTTCCTGCAATGCAGACGGCATATCCAACAGCCGTTCTACCGTTTTCCAGAAGCAGACCACCGGAGTTTCCAGCTGACTGCAAACCATTGGGACAACGGACTTTTCAAATCGCTCTTTCTGGGACGCTCCGTCTTTCACCTGATAAATCACCATCGTCAACAGCTGCCAGCTGTCGGATTCCAAAATGCAGGACTTATAATGTATAGCGTGATCCCCCACCGTTTCCAAAATCTGCCTGGTCAACGACTTCTGTTTTCTGTAACTGTCCCCTAGCCACACACCAAAAAGTTCTGCCGGTTCTTCCAGAGAAACACCGTATTTTTGCTGCATTGTTTTATTTAATTGTGAATTCTGGCGCACCTGACCATGCATACAGGCCAACATAATATTTTCCACGGAAAAAATCTGCTCTGTCCCCTGATCCTCTGAGATTTCTCTCTCTGCCTGTTTTAAGGCACTTTTCAATTCCGGAATCTTAATCGGCTTCAGCAGATAGCTGTCTGCTTTGAGTTCAATCGCCTTTTGGGCATACTGAAATTCCGAATATGCCGAAAGGATAATGGCTTTACATTTTATATTTTCCTCCCGCAATTTCTTCATCATGGCAATCCCATCCATTTTGGGCATCCGGATATCCATAATGACCAGATCCGGATTCAGTTCACGAATCAGCTGGTATCCTGCTTCCCCATCCGCCGCTTTTCCTACCAGTTCATATTCCGGATTGATCTTGCTTAGAAGCTTTGCCATTCCTTCACGAATCGGCGCTTCATCCTCAACCACTACAATACGCATGTAGTTTCCTCCTCTATCGGTATAAATAAGTGTACTTTTGTATAGTTTCCAACTTCACTTTCAAAATATAATGCTGCCTGTCCCCCATAATACAATTTCAGGCGCTTTCTTACATTTGCAATTCCAAGATGTCCTTCCATCTCGCACTCGTCCTGATTAAGTTTGGCTACCATGTCCGGATCCATTCCCTGTCCATTGTCCTGAATCAGAATATGCAGCTGTTCTCCGCTTTTCTTCATGCGGATATTCAAAGCACACGTTTCCTGATCTGCGAATGCATATTTGATCGTATTTTCCACAAACGGCTGTAAAAGCAATTTGTGGATTCTGCATTCCTTCACATCTTTCGGCATATGAATCTTTACATCCAGACGCTTTCCGAATTTTGCACTCTGCAGCATAATATATTGCTTCAGCCAGGCAATTTCTTCGCTGATACTCGCCGTTCCTCCTGCATTTTTCACTGTATAACGCAGAATGTCCGCAAGTGCACCAACCATTCCACTAATCTCATACTGCTCATTTTCAATCGCCTTCCAGTTGATCGTATCCAGCGTATTATAGAGAAAATGAGGATCGATCTGTGCCTCCAGGGCTGACAATTCTGCATTTTTCTGATCCAGAACCGCCTGTTTTACTTTTGCGATCAACATCTCCAGATGTGCAACCATCTCATTAAATCCTGAACTGATCTGTTGTATCTCCATAGGCAGATGCGGGTTCACTCTCACCTGCTGATCAAACTCACCCTGTTCTACACAACTCATTACGCCGGTAATTGATTCTACCGCCTGAATGTATGGTCTGCTGAAAAAATGAAGCAATATGAACATGATCACGATCGTCATGCTGATAATGATAAACAGATAAATCCATTGACTGACGGACATTTTCCAGTAATACGCAAGTGGCTGCTCATTGCAGATTGCAAATCCGCTGATTTCATGATTTGCTGTCGTATACTGATAATTTTCGGAATCCTGTATCTCACTGAGCTTCTTCCCGATCTTCTTTGGATCAGGCGCACTCACAATCACATCGTCGCTCAGCAGATATTCTCTGGAACCAATATCCGATGCAATTGCTCTGCGAATTCTCTCCTCATTGACACTTAATACGACCGTTCCCTGAAAATTCTCGATAATACGATAGTCCGTAATATTTCTTGCAATATAAAACATGTAATGATTCTTGTCAGCAATCTTCACTGGCTTTCCATCTCCGAAATAAACAGCTCCCCGTTCTATTTTCGGAATCTCAACCTTATCTGCCCACGTCTCATTTCCAGAAAATGACGAGAGACTCTCATAATACATGATTTCTCCTGTCTTTAACTGTATCGTGATTCCCTCCACTCCGGTAAACTGATTGCAGATATGACTCAGTTTTTTCCTGAGACTGATGCTGTTTTTCTCACGATCCCCCTGATTCTCGTTCAATTCTCTCACAATTTCCAGAACATCTTCATCCGTGCTGAAATCATATAAAATTGTCTCGTACTTATCCAGAACCATCTCCAGATTTTTTTCTGCAGTATCCAGATTACTCTTTATTCGGTCTGATAGATTTTCTTTTAACCGCTTCTGTATATTGATCTGCGAGATAATTGCAAAGATCAAAACCGGAATCAATGCTGTCAAAAGAAAATTTGTCATTAATCTGCGTTTCAGGGTGCCTCGTATTTGCCCGTTTTTTCCTTGTCTCAATTAGCTTCTCCTGTATCTTACTTTCTATTCTCAGCATACCTGCTGACTTTTTTCCTTATTATAGCACACATTCCTATGTCAGCTCTTGTTCTTTTCATGCTGGTGTAAATATTTTTCTTTTGTAGCCAGTCCACCGCGTATGTGACGCTCTGATTTATTCATATCCAACACTTTTCTTGCTTTAGCTGCCATCATCGGACGAATCTGGATCAGACGTTCTGTTACATCTTTATGCACCGTGCTCTTACTAACTCTAAACTGTTTCGCCGTCTGCCGCACTGTCGCATTATTATCTATAATATAAGCTGCAATCTCAACGGCTCTTTCTTCGATATAATCTTTCAAAATAATCCCCTGTAAACATCGTTTTTACAATGTATGCCGTAATCTACAGAGGTATGTATTGAACTGTTATTCCCTTTATATCATCATTGTAAGCAAAAGCATCCAACTTTTGTCAGATGCTCTCATTGTTTTTATAAATCTTTTGCTTTATATATGAAATACCCCTCATAATAGTAACTATGGTCTATTCCCTTCATATACACTTCTCTATTTTCAACTTTATCAGTCAAAGCCTGTTTTAAGATATATTTTATTTCAATATCTTTGATTGGGCTTCTTTCCATTGCAAGTAAATAATCCTCTTTATCAACAGTACTCCAATCAATAACCATGTTTAACTCTTTTTTCAAAATTAAATCAAGCCATATTCTTGTGCTTCTTCCATTTCCTTCCCGGAACGGATGCGCTATATTCATCTCTACATATTTTTCAATAATTTCTTCAAACGTTGACTGCGGCATTTTCTCAATATTTTCGATAGCCGCCTGCAAATACATCACCGGTGCGAATCGAAAATTTCCTTTTGCAAGATTCACAGTTCGTATCTCTCCTGCGAACTCATATATTTCCTCAAATAAATATTTGTGGATAGCCGCAAGCATCTGAAACGTTCCCGCTTCATAAACATCCAAATATCCATTTTCAAATAGTTCAACAGCTTTTTTCTTACTTATCTTTTCTTCCATTCTAGCCAGTTCTGCGGAATCTGTGATATGAAGTTTATTCTCTAAAGCCATATTCTCCTCCTTTCTTCCACCTGCTTTTTCGTAGTTCTATTTTAACTGATTTCCACATGTAACACAATAAAATCACCAAAAGAAAAAGCCGCATTTCTACGACCTTTTTCTACTCACTTTCCCACCTCCACTCTACGTTATTTTATATATTTATCGGCTGCTGAACAATCAAGTCTTTATAAAACAAATTGCACAAATGATGTTTTACAAACAAAATCCAAATTTTTTTTATTTTTCTGCACAAAAAATCCCCCTATGACTTCAAAATTGAAATCATAGGAGTACGTTTATTTTATCTATCTTCGTAGATCATTCTATATTTAGTTTTTACAAATCTTAATAAGAAAACAATAAAACTGAAATTTTCTTTACCACTTACTCTATTTTACATCCACAATATGGACAAGATTTCTGGCATTTTATAGGTGTAATTCTTAAACTTTTGCGACAGAATGCACAACGATTTTTGATTGCAATTATAATTAACTATAAATGAGCAAGTTCGTGATTTTG